TAATGAAGTAAGTTTAGAAGCAAGTTCTCTTAAAGCTGTTTTAGCTTTATCAGAATCAGACATTCCCTCTAAAGCTCTTTTGCCTGTTCCAAGTAATTTTCTTCTAATAACAGTTGCTTCACCTGCTAATGTGTCATGTTTTTCTCTCCATTGTTTTAAGTCAGGGTAATCACTTTCACCTTTCAATCCCAGCAGCTTCTTATAAGTAATACCATCCATAGCGACACCTTTCTCTGCCTTACCAACTACTTTTTTCAAAGTAGTTGTAGACATTTCTTCGGAGAGAATTTCTTCAAGTAGTGACTGTTCGTCAATTATTTCTAATGTTTCTCTAATAGTCATTTTCCTCTCCTATAGTGTTAATATTGATATAGCTTCTTTCATAACGTCAGGTCTTGTACCTTCTTCAAGTCCCTTTTCAACTTTTTCAATTAAGTCTTCTAGTTTCTTTTTAATGTCTTCATCTTCTATTTTAACAGCAATGCTTTTAAGTTCACTTGCTACTTTTCCCATATCCATTTTTTCAACTTCTGGGGCTTTTTCTTTTTCGTCTTTTTCTTCGCCTTCCATTCCTTCTTCATCTTCTTTTTCAGCATCTTTTGCTTCAGAAAGATATTCTTCTCTCATTTCAGCAAGGTCGAATTTTTCAAAAAGTAAATCTAAACCTTGAATAAGAATATCCATATTTTCTGTTAGATCTTTTACGCTGAGAATAGTTTTTCCAAAAAGGGTTTTTCTATCTGCATTATCTAAGTAGAAAATTTGTGGGAAATCTTCCATAAGACCTCTCATTAATTCTGTTCCTTCTTCTACGTCTTCAATAAGAGTTTCTGCTACTTCTTTAAAAGATTCTTTAAACTCAGTTCTTTTCCAAAGGTCGTTAGCTTTTTCAACTGCTGTTTTGTTTACGATACCTACTCGTTCAGTTTCCACAAGAGAAACTACTACAGGATTTTCCCAATCAAATAACTTAACTTCTGTTAATGGGTGAGAAGTAAGTCTACCTTCATATAACTTAAAGAATTCTTCACCTCTTAAATCTTCTATAGATTCTTCGTCTATTGCATTCTTAACTTCATTCCAATCTATAATTTGTGAAAAATCTTTTGTGCTTATTGATTCATTAATTAAATCTCTAATGTATCGTTCTTGATCCATTACGTCTTCTTTATAAGCTTCTGCTAATGAAATTGAAGATGAATCTTCTTCTTCAAAATACTGTGTTACTTTATCTTTGAAGTTACTTTCTTCATGAACCAAAGATACCTCTTCAAAATTTTCAATTTTTAATTGAAGATTTTTTGGGTTAAAAGAATAGTCAGCAAAGTAAAATGTTCCCTCGTCATGATCTAAAAGTACCAATGAATCTTCGAACATATTAACTAGTACCGCATTAGATGATTCGTTTACGATAGAAGCTATAACCTTTTGCATGCTGTCGTTTGAGTAAAGATTTAAATCCTCAAATTGTTTTAATGTATATTCAGCCATATTAATTATCCTCCAATATATTTATCAACCTTTCTTTTAAAAGGTTTGACTGTGCCGTTTGCTACATCATCAAGAGTAATTATTATATAATCATCTTGATAATATTTATTTATAACGCTTTCTTTAATGGTAATATTAACGCATTTAGCTTTATTACCATTGACCTCTGTTACCTTAAGAAAATCGCCTTTCGTTATGTCTTTAAAAAATTCGACCATAACGTTTTTTTCCTTATTCATACTAAACTTATCACGTCTAGACGCTGCTAATGGTTTTGTAAAAATTTTACCTTCAAATAGGATGTTTCTTTTTTCTTTTGGTATTGTGCTATCAGGATAGATAGACTTAAGCGTTTCAAAGATCTGATTAATTTCAAAGCGAGGAAGTTTTTCTTTAAGCTCTTCCAATAATGTATTTATAGTATGTACTGAACGTTTTTTACTTTCCACTTCACTTCCCTTTTATCTTTCCAATTACTGTAAAACGATTGACTTACTTTTAAATCGTTTAACTTCTTTTCCATTAACTTCTTCTTTATAACCTTCCCATAACATAACGCTTCTACTATTCGTATCTTTTTTTTCAAATATCAATCCACCTAATTCGTTTATTATTAGTTGTCTAGTTACATTATTAGTGTTAGGCTCTGATTCTTTAGCAACAAATATTTCACCTAAACTTTCTACCAATGAGTTCCATTCTCCAACATTTTTTATTGGTTTTTCTTCATTGACTTTATTTATATGTTTTAGTATTTTAAAGAAATCTTTTTTATTTTCTAATATAAAATCTTTTCCAAGTTTGTTAATCATCGTACTTGCTGCCAATTCTTCTGGTGCAGCTGGAACTGTTCCTGCTGGTTCTGCTGGAATTTCTCCTTCGACTCCTACTGGAACTTCTTCTCCAGCAGCAACATCCATTGGAATTTCTCCACCTTCTGGAGGTATTCCACCCTCCATTCCTGGCTGAGGTTGTTCTCCTTGAAGTTTTTTGTATAGTTCAATGTTAGCAATTTCTGCATCAGACATTTTAAGTATATTTTTAAGCATCCATCGATTATCAAACAAATTCAATTGTTGTATAGATGCAAGTAATGCCATTTTTTGATTCATCAATTCTATTTCCGTAACTTCTTTTATATTAGAAGGAGGAGTAAGTTCAATTTCAAAATCATTTAACTTTTCTTTTTTATATCCAGCAAAAAATAACTCTAATGCAGCTATTTTATTTAATCCTTGAATTATTTGATTCTGTATTCGTTCAATAAATCTAGAAAATTTAATATCTAATTGACTTAAACTTCCTTTGCTTCTATCGGATTCGTCACCCATATAAGCAGGTGGTATATTCATAGTTTTCAATATTTTATCTCTAAAATATTTCATATCATCAATATTGTGTAACGCTTCTCCACCTTGTAATGTATCAATCTTTGTTCCAGTCTGTCCTTCTCTCATGGGAACAAATATATCATTAGTAATAGAAAGCATTCTTGCTTTTTTATTTATGTTTCCATTTTCATCAATGAATGAAGTTGATCTATAAGAGTTCTTTACTTTCTCAAGAAATCTTTTTGCTTCTATTTTATTTAAGTTACCTACATCTATATAGAATACACGTCTTTCAGGTGCTCTTGCTAAACGATATACAATCATAACATCTTCAAGAAGATTCAACCTTCTAAATGTTTTTAATCCTGGGTATAATAAACTAGCGCCATAAGGAGCAAAGCCCTTATTTTCTAATTTAAAATGTATTATTTGCCAAGGTTGAAGTTTATAAACAACCTCTTCACCTGACTTATTTGTTCCGTCTTTTACATCTTCTGCATTCTTTGTTTTGTAGGTAAAATGAGATAGCCTTCCGTTAACCTCTATTCTTTCTACTTTATCTGGCTCTAAAAATCTTAAATAGATTACATTTTTTGGATTCTTATAGTCATTAACAACAACTTCATAAAAGTTATCTCCCATCTTACAGGTTTCAAAAAGAATAGACCAAAGTTCATTATTCATATCTAGTTTCTTAACAAATAACTCTTCAAGCTTAACTCTTATATCTTCATCACCTGAAAATATTTTTATTGAATTACCGGCTGGATTAAATTGAGATGAATCATCTGCTACGATCTCTAAAGCTCTATGAATAAACTCTGTCATATCCATTTCTCTATAATAACTATAATTTATTCTTCTCTTACCTGACTCACTGTCAAAATCATTTTCAAAGATGCCAAAACTAGAATTTAATTGAGATAAATCAGCACTTCCTTCATCACCTCTCATTGGTTTCATTTCAGATTTTAAGTCAGATTTAAGATCAATTGCCTTATTTATATCTGTTTGAATTGATTCTACTTGTCCAGGTTTTATTAGTATCTCTGTACCATTAATGATCATTATTTTTTATCCTCTATTTTTTCTAAAACTTTTCTAGCAATATCGTATCTTCTATTATTTTTATTGACGATGTTTCCAACACGTTTCTTGTAGCTTCTTTCAACTTTTCCACCAGTTGAAAGAATATTAATACTTTTCTTTGCTATCTTTTCTATGCTTTTAAATGGATCATATTTTTCATCTTTAACTTTTTTAAGTTTATTTTTTATCATTTTCTTTTTAATTCTTCTTGTTTTTTTACTATAATATTTCATTACCTACCTACTAGCCAATTATAAGTTTCTGTATCTACCCCATAACGTTTTTTTATGATATCAGTTTCTTCATCGTCACTGAAAAAAACATCGAATCCATCATCTTCGCTTTCCTTTAAATTATCTTTACTATCATATTCTACTACTGTTCCGTCATTCTTTATTAAAAAAGATTCTCCTGCATTTTCTACTTTATTTCTTAGATAAATACATAATGCCATAGCAATAAGTGTATCATCATGTGCGCTACCTTCATGATCAGGTCTTCCGCCAGACCATACCCAAGTAGTCATTTCTGAATATAATCTTTTTGAGTATACTTTAAGTTCTTCCCATAATGAATCAACAATAATCCAATCTATAAGTTCATTAGTTAATAATTTTCTTGTTTTAACGTCGGTAATCCATCCAGTCATACGACTCATATTATTTTTCTTTTTTAATTGTTTAAATACATTTGAATAAGGATCATTGTCACTATAATAAACCTCATTAAATACAGCCTCTCCAATGCTATTACATTCTATCACTACATAACCTTGATTATAGTAATTAGCTATAATACGTATAAAACGTCCAAAAAGTTTAGTAGATATAAAACCTTTAAATTCTGCTACTTGCTCATAATTATCTACATCCATGATTTGGATAGTAGAAGAGTCATTTCCAGTTCCAGTAGAACAGTCAATACCCAGTATATATCTATGCTTCGGGATTGGGTTCTTCCATATCCAAAGTCCATCAATTGAATGTTTTCCTATTTTATTTTTTATAATAGGTTCAACAGTTTCATCAAATACTCTTTTAAGTATATCATCATTAAATACAGTATGCTCTCCAACTATAAAACTATGCAATACTTCTTGTTTGTAAAGAACCTCTTTAAGATCTTCCATTTGCTTTTTAAGCCAAGGATTGTCTTTCCAATTATCTATTGCAACTGAATCAAGAAGTTCTTTATACTTTAATTTAACAGCAGCATTCCTATAGTATCCAGCTTTTATTGCTTCTTTAAGCAATGTATTATAACCTTTTTTTACACCAGAAACATATGATGTATCAGGAACTTCCCACCAATCTACAGAAATTAATTTTGTATTTTTATCTATTTCATTTTTAGCATCTATTATTTGTTCGTAATAATAAGCACCAGATCCAGATGTACCATTTGGTGTTGAAATAATTATCATATTTCCACCAGTTCTAGATAGTGTAGGTTGAGAAGCTGCAACTATTCCTCTAATCATTCTCTCAGAACGATAATGCGCTGCTTCATCAAGAACTAAAAGAGAAAGTGAATCTGAACGTCCTGCGTTCTCAGACTGGCTCTCAGAGAGAATTTTAGAGCCATTATCAAATTCTAATTCTTGACTATTGTTTTTTACTATTTTAGATAATAAGAATGGAGGCATCCTTTTAATAGTTTGATCCATTTTTGATACAAATGCTTGTGCCTTTAATTGTTTTAATGATATTACATCAATTGATTCTGCTTCTTTAAAATTAGCTCTCCAAAAACAATACAAAGATGTTACGGTGCTCATACCGCACTGGCGAGTTTTTTCTACTATTACTTTTTGATAGTTTAAAATATCCTTTAATCCTTCTTCTTGAAAGTGATATAGATTAAATGGTATAACTCCAACACCTGGAAAATCTATCCAAGCATATCTTTTTAAAAAGTATATAGGAGAAGTGGCGCATAGAAAATATTCAACGCCAGAATCAATTATTTCAGTTACTCCGTTGTTATATTTAGTTGTTATAAAATGTTTATTTATATGTTTAGCTGCTTCTTTTACTGTAGTTTCAATAGCGTATTTATCTATTTTTTCTTTGATACTATTTAGAAACTGTTTTGTCGAGTCCTTCATTCAGCTTGCTCCTGATGGCATTAACCAATTTTTTTTGTGTGCCAGTTAGTTTTCTTTTACTCTCTAGTTCATTTAAGACGTAATTGGTTTCTGTTCTATATCTTTTTGCCCATTTCGCATCGGAAGAGTTTTTGCTATTTCTATATTGTGCTACATCTGTTACATTATGTAGTCTATCAGCTAATTTAATTACTAAGGCCCAACTTGTCATGTTAATCATTTTCTTTGCTAGATATGGACCCTTTCCAACTTTTTTTATTTCATCTTTATCTGATGAAAGTTGTTGAACTAAAGATGCTATCAACCCATTAAACATTTTCTTTAAATCTTTAGCTGTGGTGTCTGTATCTTCGATTGTATCATGCAAGAATGAAGCTGCAATTAAATCATTTATATGTTTACTATTAGGTTTATATTGCTGTACTATTTTAGCTACTGCTTGAGGATGAGATACATAAGGAGACCCATCTTTCCTTGTGGCTCCACTATGAGCTTTCTGAGCGTATTTATCTGCTTTCCTTGCTTTTGATTCGTTTAACATTTTAAAAATCCTTGGAGGCTTCCGTTATATCTTCCATATCAAATCCAGCTTTTTTTGGACTTATTGCTCCAAACATAACGCCTATAGTGTTTCCTGTTTCCTTAGCCTTACTTTTTATCTTTAATAATTCTATTATATTTCTACTTGCGTCAATTTTTAACTCAAGTGCTTTGTTTAATCCTTCTTTAGATGCCTGTGAATGATCTGTATTCTGAGCTATATTACCATAAAATAAATTAAAAACCTGGTCAGCTTTGTCTCTATCATCTTTAACCATATTAATTAATTCATCACTCATAGCATCCGTATCAGTAGAATCTAATTTAACTTTTGCTGGAGGTAATACATCTTCTTTAGTCACAACATTAGTTTCTTCTTTTTTTTCATCTTCACTCATTGAATTTATAATAGCGTCTAATTCATCATCTAACCCTTCAATCATTATTTCTTCCTCTTTTTTTCAATAGCTTTTTTCATAGCTTTGAGTTCTGTTTTAGTCATTATAGATCTCTCTATAGAAAAGTCTTTTTCTTTTTGATAATTTTCTGGTAGCATATTTTCTCTATGCAATCTTCCTAATATCTTTTTATAAAAGGAGTTATCATTTTTTAAAGAGCTATCTATATTACCAACCTTTGTGTTGATATAACTAACTAAGTTTTCCCAACTATCTATCTCATTCCATTTATTGATATTTTCTTTTCTTATTACATGAAGCTCATGCATCATAGCATTGAACTCTTCTGGATTTTTATAATATCCTTTCTTATAGTCATATAAAGAAAATCTTTTCTTTTTTTCTTCTATATAATGAACTATCTCATGGTATAAAGTATTTTTAAAGTTCTTTATATAAATACGATTTGTTAAACCACCAGCAAATATTTGTTTAGTTCCATCTTTCTTCAATGTGAAGTAGCCAGCTCTCCATCCATCATCAAGATCACTACTTACAATAACTTCTATTACATCTTTCTTTCCAATTTTAACCTTAAAAATTACTGGAAAACTCATTCCATTAGAAGAAGCTTTATCTTTATCCATTTTCTTTTTCATAGACTTAAGAATATTATCTAATATTTTATCTGCCTCTTTATTGAGCATTTCTTCATTGATAAGAGCTTCGTTTAATTTCATTTTCTTAGTATATCCTTTTTGAATTTTTCAAAACTTTTATTTGTTTTTTGTATTTTACCCATCTTCTTACTTACTGTTATCATTTTTTTATCGTGAATATATTCTTTATAACCTACTTCCAAATTTCCTTTATTAAATTTATCATCATTACAAATCCATCCACCTCCATAAACTTTAGCAGTTCCATAAACGTGTGCGTTTCCAAATATTTCTGCCTTTCCAAATATTTGTGCGTTTCCAAATATTTCTGCCTTTCCATATGCATAAACACTATTAAAAACTTCGGCATCTCCATAAACTTCGGCATTTCCAGAAACTTCTGCATCTCCATAAATTTTAGCCGTACCATAAACTTCTGCATTTCTATAAATTTTAGCCGTACCATAAACTTTAACATTTCCGTATACTTTTGCATTTCCATATATTTCTGCTCGTTCATATACTCTTGCATTTCCGTATACTTCTGCTTTGGAACTTATTGTTGCACTTCCGCCAATAATAGCACTTCCATAAATTTTTGAATGATCTCTAATATTAGCCTTGCTTGTTATAACGGTATTTTCATATACTTCTGCATCCATACGTACAGTTGTATTTCCTTCAACTCTTGCATTTCCATAAACCTTAGCATTTCCAATAACAACACACATTCCATCTTGTGATAAGTTTTTCTCTGATTCTATATATCCACTTACAAATCCTTTTCTAGCATAGTTATCATCATTTAAATATCTAATTCTATATAGAGTATGTCCTTTGTGAACTATTGATCGTTCTTTTACTAATTCATATTTTTTAGTTGATTCTTCTTTTAATACATTAGTTAATTTCTTTTCTATGTCTTCGTTAAGCATTCCTTTATTTGCCCAATAGATAATCTCTTTATTTTCGTTATTAATATCTTTTAAGTATTTTTTTTCTAAAAATTTAAAACAATTTTTAATCTTTTCTTCATCTTTATAATCATTACCAACAGTTGGTGTTATTAGTGCTACTTGATGTGCTAATCCACTTGTTGCAAGAATAGCAGTAGGATGAAAATTTTGTTTTAAATATTCTTCAGCAAATTCTTCCATATCAACAAAAGCGCTTCCTTCATTGTGATACTTTTTACCAGTTTTCCTTATTACTTCTATTAGTTTTGATGTATATTTTTCTTTAGTATAAACAGTAAAAATACTGTTATCGTTTTTTTGATTTTGTTGCAGCGCAGTGCCAATTTTTCTTAAAAATGTTCTAGCAAGCTTTGTAGTTTCTCTTGCTACTATGTGCTGTTCTAGTTTATTAAATGTTATAACCTTAAAACCAAGTTTCTTAGCCATCTTACCATATAAAGAACTTGCTTTATCGTCATTACTAACATGCTCTATTTTCTTAATTAAGTATGGAGTATTCATGGTCCACATCTTAACATTTGGATTTTCCTTAATTAGCCAAGACATAGCTGATTTATAAACTTCATCTTCAACACTAAGCAATTCACTTACCATTTTCTTTATGTTAGTTTTTTTATTATTAGAAGCATAGGCTCTTACTTTGTTGAAAAAATCTGTTTGTATAGCATCAATATGTATCCAATTAGGTGCTACCTTTGAGTATCTTAAAAATCCTGCTGAGTTTTCAAAATGTCCTGCTATGCTATTTATTGATTTAATAGCATCTGGATAAGTATTTGCGTATTTTTTTAATATTTTATATATAGGAGAATACTTTCTAAATACATTAATTGTTTTATTAGCTTTATCATCAGCTACTAATCTTTGAGTTGTTTGCATTTTTTTTTCTTTTGGATCTATAATCCACTCTTGCCCAACTTTCAAATCTATTTTGCGTAAAGCCTTAACAAAATCAAGATAGGTTAGTTTATTATTATTACCATATATTTTATTAATATAACCATTATATATCTTCCTTTCCTCTTTAAAAGTTTCTTTAGAGAATTTCATTAACTCATCTTTAAGAATTAACTTATTTCCAGATGCGAAATTTCTCATTGCGTATCGTTGAATTTTTTTAAGCCCTTCTACATCCTTAGATGCTGTGTGCTGCGCTATTTTCATTTTTTCCTTTCAACTTTTACTTTAGCCTTTTCTTTTCTAGACATTTTAACAAAGTTTTCCCATTCTTTTTCAGTAAATTCAATACCAGCAGTTTTCTTTGCTTTATTTAAAGCTTCTTGATAAGTCTTTGTAGTATTAATTACATTAGATAACACAGAAGTAAATCTTACTGGATTAACCCCTTTTGATTTAAGCTTAGAGGCCATTCTAGATAAAGTTGAATTAGAATCCAAGTTTAACATAAACATTCTTCTTAATATTTTATCCGCATCATTAATAGGAACAACATCTTTCTTTATTTTTGTAACAGCAGTTTTATTACCTTCTATGGCCTCTCTCTTTGGAGCCTCTAATTTATTCTTTGGATTTTTTCTATCTTT